ATTTTAAGCTTCAACACGCGCGGCCGCGACGCGCGGCGCGTCGTGCATACCTATACGCATAGAGTATATATACCCCTTGGATCAGGTAGTAAACCTTCAAGGAACGCTAGGCGCAGTCAACGCGACTTCTGTCATAGTGAAAGCAGGCATGACCAGCGGAAAGCCGCCTGGCGTAGTCTGTCGGTTATCACGTACTTCGACGCCCTCTCCTGCTGCGAGTGTTATAGTCTGCACGAGTTCGTACGAGTGCAGCGCAGCCGCATCCACCACTTGCACGTTTACTTGACTTTCCGCGATACGCGTGTTAAGCGCGTCAGTTGTCTTAGCGAATGCGAACAGCACATCGTCTGCGCCAGAAGATAAAGCCGTATGAAAACGACAACGGCAAAGATAGGTTCCTGCTGGACCAGGAATCATACGTAGCGGCAAACTACCGACTGTCAGGCCTTTTGTGACAACGGCCCAAGTATTCACTGCGGAACCAGCGATATACTCGTTTAATGGCGACACCCACGGATCACCAGCACCTAAATTAGTAGGAAACTCGTAGACTTTCGGAGTCGATGTGTTCACGGCCGACAGATTCACTTGCACCCACGCTGCTCCATTCCAGAGTTGAAGCTCTTGTGCTGCGACATTCCAGACCCGGAATCCTGGAAGAAGAGCAAAGTGCCAACCGGCATAGAAGAACGCCAGCTTGTTCACTTGCCCAGCAAACAAGCCAGCTGGTGCGGGTCCGACAATATATGCGTCGCCTTCAGCTGGACTAGCTGGATCTGCAGACAAAACGCCCAGGACTGAGCGGCCAGGACCGAGCTGGTCAAGGAAGTTAATCGCGCCATCGTTCAGCGTAATTTCAGCTAAGCTTTGTCCAGACACGAGGTAATCGATGCCTAGTTTCGGTGTAACACTCATATCGTTGCCTCTCCAAAGCGACCACGTCCAACGAAGTCGCTCAGCTTGTAGATCCGTACACTGAGTGCGCTTTGCACACTTCCAAAATCCGTAACTTGTTGTGCCGCCGTGTAGACTATGCTTCCTGGAGTAGTCGTGTTTGGCAGTGTTATGGCTATCGTTCGAACCACAGTGACGCCATTCAATACATCAACTTCGTATCGTTCCGAACTCTCCAGCGGGGGGAACGGAGTCAAGCTCAAGGTCCGAACAAGGTCGCGGGTCCTGCCGATCCATGCGACTGTTAGGTCGCTTCCGCCGTTTCGAGTTCCTGTGATGTGGGTAGGCGCAAATGGCCGCAAGCTCTTTCCAGAAGGCGTAAAGGGCACGTCCGCGATGTTGTTTATGTCTTCGCCGTCAGGAACCATCCGCATAAACCGCGGGCTATTGATGTCGCCAAACGTCAGCTGCCTAAAAACAACATCATCAAGCACGATAAAGCGCTCAGATGCTATGTGCGTGCTCATTTCGTCGTCTGTATCGCGCAGCCCACGAACGAGCTCCGATAAGCGCCATGTGCGCGCTCCGATAAGCGCAGCCTGCTTGAAGCCAATAATCTCGTCACCAACAAGGGCCCAGTTCTTGCCGCCGAGCACCTCAAGCCGATCAGCTGCCGAGCTCAACGTTTGATCGTCTCTGAACAAGGTAACTTCGACAGAGTTGACCATATCCCAGTAAAGCGCACTAGGCGCTGCAGGTAGAAGCGTGTTTGCGCTACCAAAGCGGGAGAGTAAAGTATCCCGAAACCGAAATGCGAATGGAACGGTAGTCCCGAAACGGCGAAAGTAGTCCACTCCCAGGAATTGATCCGCGACGCCTGTCGTCGTGTGCCCGTACAAGAAGCTGGTTTGCTTGACAGCGCTTGGTTCTAGTGCTGCGATGTCGAGCAAGTGCACAATCAAAGTAGGCGGCGAGTAAAGCGTCTGGAAGCTCGGGTTTGTCGGATCGACTGGAGGATTGACGATGATTATGAATGGTGGGACTACAGTCTGATCGATCGACACACTCTGGACAACGGCTTCTACTTCGCTAAGAAAATTGAAGCCCTCAATTATTCGCATCACGCGGACGCGAAAGTTCGAACCCTCAACCTGCACTTCTAGTGTGTCTGTTTCCTGGAGGTGGACGTATTCCGGTGGGATCGTAAGCGCGAATGTCTGGCGCTCGTTCCAAGCCTCCCACATCTTCTGCTCTACATACTCGCGCGCCTCGCTTCCGTTTAGGACAATTGGAAAGCTTACTTCGATTCGAGCTCTCCCATTATCTAACGCTCGCCGTGCGCGCTGCGAGCCTGTGTTGAACGCTTTATCAATGTCGTTGTAGGTCACTTGTACTTCGCGCGGCAGCTTGTCATCGCTTGCATCGGTGAGCTTAACGAGTTGTGTTAGACTCTGCTGCTGCGGCTCTGAGGCGCCTAAGTCGGTCGGAGTTACGTTTTCAGCATCTTCAAGCCCAATGTCGAACAGCTGAACAACGCCGTTAGTTAGGCGTGCACGGCCACGATAGGCGTCAAGAAGGAGCTTCAAGCCCTCTTTGACCGTCTGGCTCTCAGTTAAAGCTATACCTCGGACTGTTTTAGATAGCCCTGTAGCGTCCACGACAGCTGGGTCTATGCCTGACCTTTGAACCATGACCGCCGCGACCGCCGCAGCTGTTATTGGTGCTGCTTGCGCTTCGACTTCGATTGAGAATTGTGGGATTCGATTACCGAACTCAGCCAGTAGCAGTCGCTCTAGTACGAAGTAGCCGAGATTTATAAAGCGCGGAGTGCGATTAGCTCCTTCAGCTGCTACGATTATTGGGTCGGGTGCTTGTGTTTCGGTGCCGAGGTGAAAGTTTATTGAGGTATACCGGTGAAGCCCGGCGTTTGGGTCGTTGATGTCGTAGACCAGCTTGTTGTCTGCGAAGATCTTCGAAACTTTGACAATTGGGCCTTCGCATATGGCGATCGCCATACTCGCGAAGTAGGTGAACGACACGGTCGTAACCCGCTGACTAGACCCGCGAATGGTTACGGCGCTTCGCGTCTCAAGTAAGTCAGTCGACCAAATGAGCTGCCCAGGAGCTCGAACAGTTGGCCCGAAACACTGGACAATCGGCTTACCCTCTTCGGTTCGCCGAACGGTTAAGTCCGTGAGTCTAGGTCCTTGTTCAAAATTATGCGGAAGGGGTGTTGTCCCTGCTTGGAAGAAGACGTTTAGGAAGTCGTTGCCGATTCGCGAGACATTCTTCAGAAAGCCCATTAGATCACCGCATCAGGAACTTGGTTAGCTTCGTCGAGCCCACGAATAAACGGAAACCCACCGTGCCGAGCTAGGTTGTCAAACTTGTCGCGACACTCGCTAAGTTCACGAGAGCAACCGGTAGTTATTGTAAAGCGGTCAAGCACGTCAATGTCGTACGGTGTATTCTCAAAAAGTTCGATGGTGACCGTACCTCCGAAACGAGATTCGTCTCGAATTTCTGTCTTAAACCCGGCGTTTGCACCAGTCAGCCAAGTAATAAAGCCGAAAACGCTAAATTGGTCAGCAAAAGCGTTTGAGTAAAGCACGTCTGCGAAACTAAAACGAGTGCGTGTGTTGTCTGGTGTACTAACACTCGCCACTGCGAGTTGGTGTGACTCAAATTTCGTCAAATCAACACCGCAGTTTGCGTCACCTAGCGAGAAACGGCATGACCGGCTATACGTAGATCCAAGCGGAGCTTTTAGTATGCTTGAAACGCTTTCAAGTGAAGCCGTCCATGCTGACTCAGAGAATTGGGTCGATTCTATCACCCAACTCCGTGTAAGGATCACACCAGCCCAAGGATAACGCGAGTTGATTAGCCGTTCGGCTACTTGCGCGCCTCTGAACACGCCAGCTTGTAAGTCGTTTAGGGTCACAACCGAGGCACCTACGATGCCGCTTACCTGACGGTCATGTCGCTCAAGTCCTTCAGCTCGCGCAGATGCACTCGCGACCAGCGACTCATCAGGATCGAATAGCTGGCCTTCAAAGCTTAGTTGACGATCGTGGTTCGTGAAGCGAAGCACGCGACCATTGTTGCCAGCTATCTCCCAGAGTGTAGCGTAGCGAAGTAACACTTGCTGCGTGAATTCGGCTACTGAAGCTGCAAGTATAAGACTCATACAACCGCTCCTAGTATCTCGCCAGCTGAAAGCAAAGTGTGTGGGCCTTGAATTGCAAGACCTGCTACACCGCCCGGCTGATGTGCTTGACTTCCAGCTAGGTTGTCGGAGCCATGACCTGCTTCGCCAGGAGCGCCCCACACTCCACCTTTGCCTCCAAAGCGCTGCAGTGGCGTTTCGGCCGGCTGGTTGTGCCAACCTTGGCCACCATCTCCTGGAGACGATTCGCGTGAGTTCACAGCTTTTACAGCTTGCGTTGATAGTTGGTAAGCTGGGAAGTTTGTGAGTCCAAGCACGTTCGCTGTTCCGTCGACGTTGAGGTCATAGTGCGCGTGTTCGAACGTTCCGGTCGTAGGAAACTCAACAGTTCTAAACGAACTTGGAACTGGAAGCATTCCTGGAACTGGAAGTGGTCCTTGTCCGGCACCGCCAACTCCACCTCGCTCAATCCGAATGCTTGCCGCTGGAACGCCGGCACCGCCTGCGCCACCTCCACCTCCACCTCCACCTCCACGAATCGAGCCATTGGCGTTGTCAATCGAAAAGCCCGCGGCACTAACAGCAGACAAGATAGCCGTTCCGCCATCTTCTCCAGACATCGGGTCGTGCGCAAAAGTTGCTGTTGCGAGCGTGTCGACCGAGCGGCCGCCTCTGCCACCCCAGCCAGCGTAGCCGTAAATTCTACCAGCGTTTATGACTATGATATTCGACCCTGCTGGCAAATCAGAAATCCGAATTGCCGCGTCTGCATAGATATGCGTGAAATCGGCTTCCCACTTGTAGCGACGCGGTGTGTAGATTACAGCCTCTGGCAGGATGCGAATCGTAACAGCTAAAGGCGCCACGCCATTCCAACCAGCGGCAGCGAGATACTCGACCGTGTCGAAAGCCGCAACTATTTTGCCGACGAAGATTTCGGCAATGCCTCCCGCGAAATTGAGCACGTGGCCTTGTGCTGTTCCATACCGCTGCTGTTCCCAACTCAGGAATTGGCCACCTTCAACAAGCGCGCCAGGTGCACCGCCTGTTCTACCTGCAATTGGAAGCACTCCGTCATAATGACCGCCAGGAAAGCCAGGCGCACCGCCAATGCCGCCGCTACGCGGGTTGAAAAGTGCTTTGTCAGGCGACGAATTCGGACTATAGCCAAATGGCGGGTTCAGCGTCATATCGCCAGCCCCACCAAAGCCCGGAAAGTCACTAGTTCCAGGCTGTCCGTTGTTTGCTGAGCCTGCACCCCCTAGGCCAGCAGGGAAGCCACCTCCACCTCCACCTCCACCTCCACTATTCAGCTCGATGGTTACGGCTCCACCTCCGCCTCCACCTCCGCCCATAATCGTACCATTGGCATTGTCAAGCGTAGTTGGCACTTGCAACTTTATGGCCGTCCCGCCCGCTGTGCCTTGCGAAGTAGCGGCAGTTCCAGACGAGTCTCCGCCAGTGCCGCCTTTTCCCAGAATTACGCCGTTGTTTATTAGCTTGACTGTTGAGCCTGCAGGTAGTGCGCCAGTATCGAGCGCTTGAGACGCAATTGACGAGCCGATCAGAGTGCCCTTAGTCACGGTCACGGTCAGCGTTAACGGACGCACTCCAGTGTAGCTTTGAATTTGGCTTTGCGCTTCCTGGAAGAGATCGACGTCGAGCAGCAAGCCGGGTCCGAGCACGATTGACGCTTCTGCTGGCGGCTCGGTTACAGCAGGAGCTAGCACGAATGGCTGGGCTGGGCTGGCTAGCCACCGGCCGGCTACGCTTTTGAACAGTTTGACGCAAGTAGTAGGCGCTAGAGTAGCAAGCAATGTGTTGTCTGGCGCAAGTATCTGCAGACTTGACGTCGCATGCTCATTTGCGATAAAATGCTGGACTCCACCTAGCCGAACAAACGCGTTGGACAGCTTCACAATACCGACTGGCGCACTTGGACTTGCAACATAGACCCGGACATGCGAGCTGAGTGTTTGTGCAGGTGCACCAGGTGTAATATAGACGGCTCGGCCGTAATACTCAGCTTTGGAAGTCACGCCAGCTCCTTAAACGGCCAACCAGGCTAGTGTCGTCGCACTGACTCTGGCAAGAAGCACAGTCACAACTTCGCCAGGAAGAATTGTTCGCACTGCAATGTCTGCACTTGTGCGCAGCAACACGTTAAACGTGTTTCCAGTCTCGTTTTCCACGTAAAACCATGGCCCGCCGGGTGGCGTTTGTGCTGTAATTTCTGGCAAGAAAGCTTTGCGATCTGCCGTGAGGCTAAGCAGCGACACTACTCGCCCGAGACTCTCAGCGAGAATTACATTCTGATCCGCTACCACTTGAGCTCCTCCGAAATAAGCCTCGCCTGACAACTCGCTGGAATCAAGCACCTCGACGCACTCTAGCGCACTTGACCCATAGTCGAAGGTGTCGAATGACATAGCGAGCAAATCATCAGCAGAGTCTGCAAAACGAACGTGTGTGTCGAATTCGCCGCCCCAGGTGATTTGGACACCTGCGGCAGGAGCAGAAGCGAAGGACACACGTCCCGATGCCGCATCGACTACGAAGCTACCGAGGGCCTGCTGCACTGCATCTAGGCCGACAGTGATTGTAGTTGCAATCGGCTTGGTGATCGTTCGCACAAAAGTTGTCGGACCGCTCTGATAGCGCTTGACGAGTTGAAAGACTTTCGTAAACCCATCGCCGATACCAATCAGCTGATCGGTAAATGTGGGGAGCGTGCCGCCGGAGTTCACTTGGACCGGGATGTCAGCCGAAGTAAAGTCCTGGAAGTCCTTAAACCGAAAGCTGTTCGCAGCGCCAATTCGTGCAAGGTAGAACGCTTTCAAGGCCGCAAGATCGCTGTAGTCCTTAATGCCGTAACCAATCGAATACCTGTGCCGCGGCTGTGACCAGCGAGAGAGTCGGCGTTCTTGGCCAGAGTCGAGCTCGATAATCTCGGTCTTGAAGCCTGGTCCACCACGCGAACCGTAGCTAATTCCAGTTGGAAACCGAACAGCGTGAAAAGCCACGAATTAGGTCCTTTCGATTTGCTGCTGCAGGCTGTTGATGATTTGCCGCTGCGAGCGTCTAAACGAGCTACTGTCTTGTGTCACTACGGTCATGTTAACGACGACTGAAGGTCCATTGCTTGCCGCACCCGCTGTGTCGTTTGCTGTAACGCCTAGCCGACCGAACTTGTCGCGAGATAAAGGCAAGATACCTTCAGGTCCTGCTTCACCGGCTAGACCAGTATTGCCGCTCGCAAGTGGAAACGTGGTCGGTGCAGAAAGGATTGTTCCAGACGCAAAGCGCTGCACCCGTCCGCCGCTCACAACGTCGCCAGCAGCGTTTCCAACGAGCTTTGAAAACGCGCGCTGCAATTCACGACCAACGCGGCTAAGAGAGTTAGTGATTCCGCCTGCTGCACGATCAATCGAGCGAGCAGCGTTTTCAAAGCTACTTGAGATTGATCTTGCTGCAACGTCTGAAGCATTCGCTATGGTTCCAAGCGCAAAGATAAGGCCTTGAATGTCGCCTGCTGTTAGCGTTCCAGCTGGCTGGCTGGCTGAAGCCGTTTGGCCTTGAACTGATGCGCCTCCGCCTCCACTAGCTGATGTTTGCGTAGTACGCGCATTCCGTACTGTATCAACATTCGCTTGGGCTGCTTCGCGCTTTGCAATTTCAAACTGTGCTTGTTCAGCTTGCACTTGCTCTTTCGCTGCCTGTGCTTCTGCACGCTGTGCTGCAAGCAAGCTTTGTTTGTCAAGTACTCGCTGTGCTGTCAGATCGCGTAGTTTCTGTGCAAGGTCTAGTTGCTCTTTTGCGCTATCAACGAATGCTTTCTGCGCTTCTTTGTCTAGCGGAAAACGGCGCTCCGCAATCGCGGCCGCTTCCTGGAGTAGAGCGAGCCGCCGCTGTTGCGCATCCGTAGCCCCACTTTCGAGCTGGTTGAGCGCACCTTGAGCTTTAGCTTGGTCGTCTATAAGCTTGAGTTGAAATGTGGCGGCGTCAGCCTTGGCTTGAGCTGCCGCTTGGACTACATCAGTTTCTGCCTTACTAGCTGCTTCTAGCGCTACGGCTTGGACTGTCAACGCCTTTTGTTTGTCGAGCAGCTTGCTGCGCAGCTCGTCAATACGCGCAAGTCCGCGAATTACGAATGTTTGGCCTTGTAGCTGTGCCTGGAAAGCTGGTTCTGTTCCTGTTTGAGCGAGTGCGCCTCCGAAAGGTACATTGTCGAAACCACGGCGCAAAAACTTGTTTCGTGCTTCAGCTAATCCAGCTTGAACTTTTGCCTGCGCTTCCTTAACGGATTTCACGTCTCCGAGCAAACGCCCGCCAGACGCAACTACACCTGTCGAGCCGCGATTGAACACTCCAAGGTCTAACGTTGATTGGCCAGCTTTTTGTAACTTGTCGAGCTCGTCTCGAATTTTGGCAATTGCTTTAGCTTGTTCTCTTAGCTGAACGGCTTCGTCAATCTTGTTCGCTTCGAGACGAGCATTGTTTGCTCGACGCTGCGCGTTCGCTAACAAGTCCGATTCTTTCGCTAGCGAGCGGACTGCAGCGGCGTTTCTACGGGCAGCTACAGAGTCGTCTTGAAATGCGACCGTGAGTGCAACAATTCCGCCGGTCAAGAGCGAAATTGCTAGAGCAGCTGCTCCGAATGGGTTTGCGGCTAAGACGGCAGTAAGTGTGGCACCTGCTGCGGACGCCGCAAGTAGACCTTGAGTAAGCTCGCTCAAGAATACGATTATTTTAAGAGCGAGTAGTGTAGCAAACGCGGCCGATAAGCCTTTGACAGCGGCCGCAAGCGCGATAATCAAGCCTCTGTTTTCGGTTACTGAGTCGCCCATTCCTGCGAGCACACGAATGACACCGGTTGCAATATCGACAAAGTCTTTCAGTGCCTTTCCAGCACCAGCGTCGCCGGCCGACAAGACTAGCGCTTCAAACGCCGACTTAAGACTGCGCAACGAGCCTGCAAGTGTATTGTCGATCGTCTGAGCAAGACGCTTTGCAGACCCAGCAGATTCTTCGTTGCTGATTGTTAATTTCTTGACTTCTTTTGCGCTATTCGCTAGCACAATCGCGGCAGCAGCGTTTCTACGCCCAAAGATCTGAACTGCCAGGCCTGCGCTGAGACCACCTCGCTGCAAACGAGCCAGAATTGTGTTGAACTGATTCGTAGCTGGATTGAGTGCGTCTAGTGACAAGCCAAGCGCTTTGATAGCTCGCTTTGCTTCTGTCGTTGGTTTGAGCAGGGCCGCGAAGATTCCGCGTAGGTTGGTGCCTGCCTGGCCACCTGCGATACCTGCATTGCCCAAGGCGCCGATAGCTGCTGCCGTGCTCTCTACAGACTGGCCTAGAGCGCCTGCGACAGGTCCTGCAAACTTGAGAGCATCAGCTAGCCCTCGGACGTCCGTGTTCGCTCTGTTACTGGTCGTGATTAGCGTGTCAACAACCCGAGCTGTGCTATCGGCTTTCAGCCCAAACTGGGCTAGAACATTCGACGCAGTATCCGCAGCGAAGCCTAGACTGACAGCTCCTGCACTCGCTAGCGCTAGGGTGTCAGGCAGCGCTGTGATCGCTTCCTGAGCAGAGAAGCCTGCTCGGGCTAGGAAGAGAAGGCCTTCGCCTGCTTGAGTAGCTGAGAAGCGTGTTGTAGCACCCATTTCACGGGCAGCTGCAGTGAGCGCATCAATGTCAGATTGGGTGGCTCGTGTAACGCCACCGACTGTCGCCATGATTTCTTCAAAGTCGGCAACTGTCTTGACTGCTGCAGCGAGCTGAGTGCGTGTTGCTGCAAGCGCTGCCATCGCAGCTTGGGCTGCGAATAAACCAACAGCTGATGTTTGCGCAGCCTTGCCTAGCTTGTCAGTGTTTTTACCAAGCTTGTTGACAGCACGGCCTGCGCCTTTGGCGGTGTTACCCATAGCCAGAACACTAGCGTTGAACGCTGCAGCGCCAGCTTGTGCGTCGCGTGCATCAATCGCTACTTTCAGTGTCGGCATTAGGCTTGCCTCGTTTCCTGGGAGTCGCTAGCCAAACTACGTCGAGTGCTCTGACTAAGTGCCAAAGTTCTGGCCAGCGGCGTTTCGGTTCCTGGAGCAGCTGGAATAGAGCAAGCGCATTGGACGGAGTGATCGGCTGTTGGCCGGATGAACTTGCGCCACGCGTTGCTGACAGATCCATGAAAACTTGCCAGACCCACAGTAAGTCTTGAAACAGAACAGGCCGCGAAGCCAGCGGACCAATGGGGCGGCCAGCTTGTTTTGCTGCTGCCTCCAGTCTGCTCGCATGTGCGGCCCATTCTAGCTCCCATTTCAAGACTGCGGTCAGTTTCCCGCTTCGTCCTGCAGGTCGTCGTCGTCGTCGTCCTGCATGTCAGTCGCCATCTCCACAATCGTCTTGTAGAAACGGTGATTCTTGCCAAACAGGTCGAGTGCAGTTTTCGCCGAATACTCAATCGGCTGGTCGTCGTCGCCGGTCAAACCTTTCCAGCCAACCAGTACGCAGCGTGCTGTGGCTTTCATGGTCATGAGTGCCAAGGCTTCGTCATCGATCCGCCCAAGCCTGGCGCCTTTTCGTGCTTTTCGTGCGACGCGCTGCAGCTCAAGGTCGTAGTCGCGATTCCCGACCGGTTTGAGTTTGACGTCGAAACCTGGACTGAATTCGCGCCAGACACCGTCGGTCAGTCTCGCACCGTCGTTTGCCAACTCGCTGAACTTCATGATGATCCTCCCGGACTAGGTGCTGGAACAAGCGGAGCCGCCAGGGAGTGTAGTCCTGACGGCTCCATCAATGCCCCACGTTACGCTGCCGGGAAGCGCGCAATGCGGATGGTGACGCCTTCGGTTTCGTGCCGATAAGCGGTGAAATTCAGATCGAGTAGCACATCTGTGTTCTCGCCACCTGCGATCTTCGTTCCTTGGGAAAACTTGATGCGCGGCAGCTCAATCCAGTAACGATTCCCTTTGTCGTCAGACACCACGAAGCACAAACTGGTCGGCGTGAAGTTCAGATACTTGTCTGCTGCGGCTTGTGCCTCAAAGAATGCTTGAAGCGTGCCAGTCACTTCGATCTTGCCAGCGCCGATGGAATTCGCGCCGAGCTCACCAATACACGCTCGTTCCCGGAGGTTGTTAGCAACGCTGACCGACAGTGCGGTGGCACAAAACTTGTTGTCCGTATTCACAGCCAACCCGCCTTCGATAATGGCGAGCACGTTGTCGATAGCGTTCATCACACTGCCGACTTGCGGAGGCGTGTTCGTGCCGTCCCCAACAGTAGCAAGCGCAAGGGGTGCTTCGTCTTTTCCGAGGAAGCCAAATGACCCCGTCATGATTGCATCAGCAGCCAAACTGAGCTGCACGCTTTCAGGCGTCATACCGTTGAAGACCGCGAACCGTGCAGCAAGTAAGTCACTGAACTCTTTCTCAAACGTGAATGAGCGCTGCGTTACGCCATTCGTGATGGCTGCACCTCGCCTAATTTCAGCGTTCAGTCCCGCTGCAGATGCCGCTCGTGTCTCATCAGCCAGAGGAACCGCGCCAGCAACGACAACGTTGTTCGAGTCCGGTTTACTCAGCACGCGAACGAGCACATTGTTCAGCGGGTTGATGAAGTTCCGCAAATCAAGGATGTCGCCCGGGTTGAGTGCTGCGAACAAACTGCCTGCAGCGTCGTCAGAGATGTTTCCGGTAGCAGCAACGATCGTGATTGCGTTGTTGCCGTTGATGTCCACGACGACAGAGGCGGCCGGGAAGTCCGCGGAGAAAAGCACAGCGGCTAGGAACACGTCGAATGCGGTATACGACATTTCAAAATCGAAACCACCTTGCGCCCGAATTCCGTTTCGGACCAAGTCGATGACCTGACGGTCCGCCCGGATTTCGGTGCTTCGTGTCGTGTCGGTGACTTTCGCCAGCGATTCAGCCGTAAATCGAATATCCTGGAATTTCGGTGGACCACCAGGGACTTGTCCAAACACAACCTCCTCAACGAAGGCCAACTTAACGCGATCAGCGTCAGACATAGCTTAACTCCTTCTCGCGGGCCTTCAGCTCAGCGAGTCATACTGGAACGGACAGACAACATTCCACTGGAACCAATCGCCAGACCTACCGACAATTCTGTCCACTGGAGTACGAAACAATACGCCATCAATTGTGACTGACTGGAAGAGCACAAGTAGAGAGCTCACGAGATCAGAAAGCTCACGTTCTCCAGCGTTTAGGGGCGAAAACAGCTGCACAACCATATTGCCAATAACACGGCGGCGTGCAACACCGCCTCCACATGCTGAGACTTGAAGCCGTGCGCTCGCTTCAACCGTCAAACGAGCCCAAATGCGCTGTGTGCTAACCGGCGATGGTGGCTCAAACTGTGCGTTTGGAAAGTGGGTAAAGTCCGTGAGGTCATTACAGTCGCCAAAGCGCTCCACATACGCTTTGCGAATTACATCCCTGTAGTAAGTAGCGCAGTCTGGGCTCGGACCGTTTGCCATTAGTCCTCCTCTACTTTGCCACCGAATATGCTAGCGACACGTTGCACATTCTTGCGAACCATTCCAAACGGCGCAACCTTCGGCGTTCCATCTTCCAGGAAAGCGATATACTCGACATTGTTTTGGATGAACACAACGGCGAATGGCTGTAGGCTAGCCATAGCGCGCTGCGCTTCCTGTATAGCGACAGTTCCTGTCTTGTCTTTTCGATCAGGCGCTTGGGTAGTAGGGCTGTTGAGTGTAGTTTGCCACCCGCCTCGCGCTCTACCAGTGTCTACTGGCGTGTCCAACACGATACCGACGAGCAAGTCTAGCGTAATCCGCTTTTGGAAGAGCACGATTTGAGCTGGTAATAGGCGCTTGCTGAAGTCTTGCAATTCGCTGTTGAACCGCGCTAAATTCTTGAAGAGGCTTGCCATTCAAGGTGCTACCTCGCCGCCACCACGGCGTAGGTTTGCGAGCCATAAGGTAACTGACTCGCCTGAGTATACGGGCTGCACTCGCTCTACTAAATACTCGCGTCCGTCAAAGACGACTGACGTTCCTGGAGTAGGCTCGAATGCTAGGCCTTGTCCTGCGACGCCGGTCTGTAAGTCTGTCTGTCGGATAGTTGCTTTGTCAGCGAAGAAGTTTGAGAAGTCGCCTGGAGGTAGCGATTTAACTGTGAATGTTGTCGGCGCATTCTTAACAACGTCGCCTGTGATTGGGTCATAGACCGCCGCAGTGTCAGCTACAAGCCAGTCCATATCCTTACCAAAGTCCGCAAGAATTCCGAAAACAGCAGGCAGGAGCGCGCGATCGAGAATTGTCATCAGGCTCTCCGCAATATGCCTGCTGGTCGAATAAGCTGCGTTAAGAGCAGCTCAGCGCGCTGGAACAGGCGTTCACCAGGGACATTACCGCCTGCTCCAAATGCAAGATCCTGTTCAACAGGGCCCGCTTTAACCTTGTTGCGCACAATTGGAGCTGCATCGTCAACAGTTGGTGCCAATTCGCCACCTGCCGTTGGATCAAGACTAGCAAGGGCTAGCTCAACGCAAGCTTTCTTCAGATTCACTGGGATTGTACTAGCAAAAAGTAGGAAGCCAGAATCGTCAACAGCATCAACGCGCGGCCACTCTAGCGCTTGCTCGAGCCACGATCGCGTGCCTCTAAATCGTGGTCCAAAGCGGCCATCAAGGTACTGAGTCGCGCGACGCAAAGCTTGCTCTTTTTGCTTGATTGAAATGCGCGCCGTCCCGCCTTCGAGAGTGGGCGTGTCCCAAAAGTTGTTGTCGCTTACTGTAGCTGCAGCAAGCGCGATAGCATTGCCGGCGATGCCCTCTTTCCTGGCAAAGAAAAGTGTGGCCGCGGCAACTCCACTTGGCTGGTCAGCTCGCACGGTCGGATGCGCTGTCATGAGCAGGGCATAGTCTACGCCAGGAGCGCCCGCCAGGCTCAGAGCATTGACCAGGTTGAGCACGGAGGCAAGCGGTGATGCTCCGATCAGAATGTTGCCGTCGACGTTCGTGAGCGCAGCCTGGAAGGTGTAGACTTTTGCGTCAATCGTGAGCTGGTCACCATCTGAGAAATTATCGGCGACAAGGAGCACACTTTCTGCGTGCTGCGCACTCCAGCCGTTCTGATTGCCAAGACCTTCGGCGTAAGCATCTGCAAACGCTAGATCGGCATAGGCTTCAGCATTCGCGTCGCCGTTTCCGGTCTCGACAATCAAGCTCATCTCAAGCTCGCTTCAGATCGCTGAGGCTTTTGCGGACTTTCTTTGTTGCTGGGTCTGTTCCTTTGGACACGTAGGCCAAGCCAGCGTCAGCGTCAGCCATGCCTCTGAACAAACCGCGGACGATCTTGTTCTTGGCGTTGAGCCAGGTCACAGTATCACCGTCCGCGAGCGGTGCCGGAGGATCGACAGGCGTTGAAGGATCGGCAGGCGTTGAAGGATCGGCAGGCATGAGCGCGCTCGACGCTTCAAATCCTTGCGCTTGGTAAGCCGCAAGCTCGTTTGCACGAACTAGCAGTTCCTTGCCGCCCTTCTTGACTTTCACGAGTTTGTACAACACAAGTAGCCTCCCGGCAAAAGTAGTGAAACAAGAAAGGCCGCGCAGCTGAGTGCGAACAAACAGCTGCGCGGCCCAATCAAGTGCCGCGTCAGCGACAGGTACGCGCCGATCTACTCAATCAGATCGAACCCATGAGACGCGTGGCGAGTTCCGGTCGAATCAAACGGCGACCGAACAGAATGTCGAACTCCCAGACAACCTGCTTGTGCTGGCGACTCGCTTCGAGGCGAATCACCAAGCCGGTTTGTGGGTCTTGCATGGAAATGATTTCCGAGCCGAAACTCACGTCCATGGTGGCACTGACGAGTGGCCGCGTCGCGAAAGCAAAAGCGTCGCGGTGGAAAACGAGATTGACTTTGTGACTGGCGACGAAGGTCATCGCTTCATTGTCAAGAACCGCAGCTTTCAAACCAGGACTGACGACAAGGTCAGACTGGAACGTCGGGCCGGCGCCGATGATCGTGGAGTTGGCGATCGAGCGAACAACGTATTGCTGAGCATGACCAGCGAAAGTGAACACGTCACCGGGCGCGGGATCAGCCGTGTGCCCGTCGACGTGAATCGTCGACGTGAGTGCAGTCGGATCGGCAACGTAGCCAGCTGCGTTCGCAATCGCGATGCCACCAACGAGAGGTGCGGCGCCTGTGATATGCGTCGGAACATCGTCGTCCGCAATCCAGTCGATGCCGTATTTCCGACCGATTTCACCTTCGATCCGAACGTTCGCGCTCATAATCTTGTTGGCGTCAGAGAACTCGCTGAGAGCCAGTGCACTCGCTTCTGCCTCGAAGTCAATCACACCACGCCGGTTGTCTCGAGGAGCCAAGTTGATCGACAGGGCCTTGCGTGCCGCAGTCGCGTCCTTGACACCATTGAGTCCAAACGGAATCTGCGCCGGGTCACCAACGGCCGTGTAGATGCGCTTGTAGTCGTCGATGATGGTCTTGTTGACGAAGCTCGCGAGACTCCGAATCGCTTCGCCGACCTGCATGGGCAGGTAGTGCTTGTTGCGGTCAATTTCGACGAGGTCTTTGTCGGTGAGATGGAACGGGTTGGTCTGGCGCCATTGGTCCAGCGGAATCTGAACTTTGCGGGCCGCAAAGTCGGTCGGAACGGGCGGAACACTGGACGGAACCACGTCCATGGTGCCGACAGCCGTCGGGATGGGCACGTCGATCGTGTCGCCCTTCTGGGCTGCTTCCTGGGAGTAGCTGCTGTTGACAAGGCGCGGCATCACCGCCCGCTCACGCAGGACAGAGAGACTTCGCGCCAGGATCTTGGGCATGATTGCCGCAAGGGTATTCGCCATTTGAATTGCCTCCTAGGGCTTGATGGCTGATTGTGAACCTGACATTTGAGCGGCCATCCCGGCCTACGTAAGAATGAGCTGCAGCATCCCGCTTTAGCCGTCGACCACCTCGGCGCTGCCGTCGGCAATCTTTTCCCAGTTGTCATTTATGGCCTGCTGGTCGGACCGATTGATCCTGAGAACGCCAGTTTGTGTTTGGACTGGCGCGCGCGGCACGCCAGTGCTTCCATTCGATGAGCCAGTGCCAGTTGAACCAGTGCCAGCGAAAGCCCCAGCGAAAGTCTTGTCGCTTCTGAGCTCTTCGACCAGCTGAGGAATCGTCATCGGGTTGCCCATCCCGTCACCAACGCGCGCAATTCCCGTTGTCGGATCAACAACTTCGGCGATCAGTTGGTCACCAGACTGGCGCATCCGCACACGATTCGCGACATGCGGCTCGAGGAGACCGATGTTTCCACCAGCATCCTGCAGCGCTTTGGTGACCGCATTCGTGACGAGCAGCTTCTCCAGCTGGCCGTGCAAAACCTTGTGCTTGCCAGTGGCCGCCTCGAGCTCTTCCTGGTGACGCGCAACAAGCTGACGCTCGCGCTCGGCAATGCGTTCAGCGACTTCTTTCTGCGGGTCCCAGTCGGCCATTTCGGTGACCTTCTTGAGCGCAGACTTGGCTTTCTTTGCGTCAAGTCCGTCAAACGCTTTCAATTGCGCCGTGGCGTCTTTTGCGGCTTGCCGTTCTTTCTCAAGCGCGCTTCTGAGCCCTGACACATTCTCAAGCCTGATTCCGTTGACCGCTTCGACATCGAGTCGGTAGGTGCCGTCGTCCTGCTTGATGAACTCAGGCTTGAGCGCGTCGTTGAGCGCTGCAAACTCTTCTTCCGTGATGCTTGCTTTGATTGCCACGTCCCGTAGCCTCCTGCTTGCTTGAAGTTCCCGACATTGCTCTGCACCTCCCGCGCAGTTAGCTTCAACACTTTAACTCGATAGTCCGGTAAGGCGCAGTTAGGAACGTTCTTAGTTTGGTTTGTTAGCCGTTTTGTCCAGTCCGCGCAATTGCTTTAGCGTTAACGGCCGATTCCTGGGATCAGTGAACCGAGTAATGTCTACACGGCCCGCTCTAAACAGCCTGGCTTTGCCTTTGCCAAGTACTTTGTCTTGAATACTCGTAGGCTGACGTTTTAGCCATTGTCCGTAAGTTTCGTCGCCAGGAACGGTTCCGCGTAATGCGGTTTTGAGGTCCTTATAATTCTTCGCAGCCCGTGTAGGTGGCGGCGGATTGTCAAGATCGATTCCCATTTCACGAAAGCTTTTGAGGACTGGTACGATTGTCGAGCGACACTGGATATGCGCTGGTGGTCTGATCCCTTCGCCCAACGGAAATACTTTCCCGTCGAGTGACGCGCATATGGTGGAAGTACGGGCATCGAGCGTAGAAACCCAACGCTCACCTTTGATAACGTCTTCATTCGCTTTCGCTGTTTCTGCTCGTGCTTGAGCACTTATATGCGTTACTGAGGTGCGTACTACAGCTTCTGTCTGGCGTCTTGACTTTTGCCATACACCATCGCGAAAACCGCCAGCCTTCGTTCCGCGAACTCGTCGAACTATGTCGTCGACCCCTTCGCCGGTCGACACACCAATTCGCACTTGGCCCATGACACCGTCTTGAGTGCTTTTCTTCAGCCCACCCCACCACTGGTTCCACGAACGGCCTAAAGGCGGTCCACCGGGTCCTTTGCTACCTAGAGCTGCAGAGATGAGTCCTGCCGGAGGCGTCGCAAGGTCTACGTTGATAGGCATGAGCGCTCTGGTCTGCCCTACAAGCCAGGAAGCTTCGTCCATGCCTAGCTGCACTATTCGCTTCCGCGATTCGGCTTGAACTTGACCAAACCCAGCTTTGACCGTATCGCTAATACCGGTTGCGAGCTCTGTCAGTCGGCGCTGTCGTGCTCTTGGATTCCTGGGAAGGCGAGGAACCGTTCGCTCGATCTTCGACAAGATACTGGGCAGCACTTCACGGTCAAGGAATCCGACAACCTGCTGAACTTCGCCGACTTTCAAGCGTTCTAGCTGCGTAGCTCTAAAGATGACAGAATCAAGCAGGGCGCTATTGACATCCTTAGGCATTAGAGCGGCTGCCCTTGCGCATCAAGGCCCATGCTTGCGGCGTCAGGAATACTGCTCAATGGGTCGGTCATGCCGAACTCTTCTGCGATCTGAGCCGCTTCTACGTCCGGGTCCACTGAGTCGGCGAGCTGGCCACGTCGCTTGATTTCCTGGAGGAAGGTCAACGTGCTCAGACGACCTTTGGTGGTTGCATCAAGCAAGAATGCGAGATCTGAGTTGCCGAAGCTAACTGTGAAGTCGCTGAAGACATCGACACCAAAATCCGCAGGCAGTTCAGTCTGGTGCCACTGTGCTGCGAAGCGATATGCTTCCTCTAATCCTGTTTCTAGTGAGCGCACCCAATCTTGAGCACGAGTGCTACTCGACGCTTCATCGATCGCTTTGCCAGTTGCAGTCGCACCTGCAGACTTGTCGACGAATGGCTCAATGCCTAGCACCTCCATTCGGCTCTCAAGGTCAAGCAGATCTTTGCGTCCTGCTTCTACTGCCTTGCCGCCATGCTCGACATATTTCAGGTCAGCATCTTTCGATGATGCCGACGTTGAGACCATGTTGAAGGGCCCAATTTCAAAGCCTTGCTCGGCTTCGCGCTTGGTCAGGCCGGATGC